TTAGGGCCAGATCGGGGTTGACCGCCCGAAAATACCTCAACCTTCAGGTTACCAACCGCAGTTGACGCCCGCTCTAGCTGTACGTTGAGCGTGTTCGAGATTGGCTGGTTTCGCGTCCCACCACCCTGTGCCTGCACTACAGCAGAGTCCGCACCAACCCGCCGCACAAAATTTCGGGTTTCCTCGATTGGGATTCTGTCCGTAAACTCTTTGTTACTTACTCGTCCCGTCCGTGGATCGCCAATCTTAGGGTCGGTGATCCACGTATCGACTCGAGCCTCCCCGGCGTTGTATGCCGCGGACGCCAGCGCCTCGTTCCCGTCGTACTTCGCCAGCAAGCGGTTTAAGTGCAACTGCCCAAGTTGCATGTTGTACTTCTCGTCGGTGCGAAACCGATTCTCATCCCAGGGGATATTGTTCGCCGCGGCCACCTCTCGAGCAGTCGCGGGCAGCACTTGTGCCCGGCCGACCGCGCCCGCCGGCGAAACCTGATCCTGCCGGCTCCGCTCACCTCGGCTCACAACCCGATCAAACAGGGTGCCGCCTCCAACAGGTGCGACAGCGCCAGGTACCATAAATCGAGTAATTACATCCGCATCAATCGACTTATCATGAATGTGTTGGTTTATGGTGTCTGCAACCTTTGGATCGGAGATGTATTGCTTGTTTGCGTCAAACCACTTCCGCGCCCCATCCCAGTCATTCTGCGCGGCGTACCCGTGCGCTATCTCAGTGTAGACCTGATCGCGGTATTTGCCCCGTAGAAACTGCTCGGTGGTGGGGTCGCCTCGAGCCTCTCGCCGAGCAAGATCATCAGCGGCAAGCAATCCATCTCTGTGGCGATCTGGGTCATTGTAGTTTCGACCAGCCGTTTGAGCTGCAACTGCAAATCCGGCCTTCGCCGAGTCATCACTAGCCTTAGTCATCTCCCTTTGGTAGTGGCTCCCGACGTCGCGGTCTACCCACCGCCGGTTGTATCGAGTCTCGTGTTGAAATGCGAGTCGCTGTGCATCATTTTGCAGACCCGCTGTAATATCTTTTTCGGCCTTGTCGAGCCGGGCAAGTACCTCATGGCGCTTATGGGCTGCCTCCATCCCCTTCGTCCCATAGTACCCTGTATCGCCGGGCACGTTAGGGTCGCCAAACAAAGCAGTATTAACGGTTTTCATATAGTGAGTGTTGTTGTCTTCTACCACCGTCGCGTTGTGGATCTTCTGCATATCGACGGCACGCTCAGCGAACACATCAGCAGCTCGGCCAACCGTCTGGCCAAGCTGCTCCATCGCCGCACCTTCCAGCGAGCCAAATGATGCTGCATTCGCAGTTATGTTTTGGTATGCGTTCGGCAGATCGCCCGCCCGCGGCAATCCTCCCGGCGGCGACCCGGGCACATCTGTCGCTTGTACCATAGGCATTTTAGACAATCCCTACATTCTTGTATCGCAGCCACTTATCCCCTACGCTTGCGGCCCCACCAAGTATAGAGCCTATCATCGCGGTCGAACCCGCGGCTTCCGCACTTGAAGCCTTCGCTCTTTGAAGGCCCGCCTCCGCGCCGAACCCGGCAGCCTGAGTTTGGTAGCCGTAACCCTTGAGGGCAGCCTCTTGTACCTCCTCAAGCGTTTGCAGCCGGCCCATCTGCCGCAGCGAGTCGCGGACTTCAACCGGCGAGCCCTGTGTCACATCGACGCCGCTCGCCGCTTGGGCAGCAGTAGCGCGTCCAAGCGTAGCCCGGGTTGTAAAGTCTCGTATCTGCGCATTGGACGCCCCGGCCGCTGAGGCATAGCGCCTGTTCTGCTCTGCGATGAGCCGATTGTTCTCCGCGACCTGTGCTTGGTAGCGCGCCGCATTCGCCTGTGCGCTGTATTGCTGCTGCTGGCCAATGCCTCCAATAATAGAGGAGCCAACACTCCCCACCATCGAGGCAACTGCTAGTGTTTCAATACCCATTGCTTACGACTCCCGGGGCAAAACGAGTTCCGACCCAATCTAAACTTGAACACGCCCACCTCTCCCGTCTCAATAAGTTCAGCACCAAGCCAAGTCACCCACTTAATTGCGATATCGTTCCAGGCAACTACATTCCCTTCAACTTCCCCATACTCTTCAAGCACCTCCTTAATAACCTTGATTGCACGCCGGGCAAATACAAGCGAGTGTTTCTCGGCAAGCGGAGTGCTCACCATCCACATGTAAACCGTATCTTGCAGTATTGTTCGCGCGGTTATACCCCACATACAAAGCAACTTGCCATCGAGCAGTCCAACATAACTCTCCGAACTCCTCCGCACTATATCGCGGAGTGTACCAACCGGATTGCCCGTATGGGCAAATGTCGGCTTATCGTGCTCCCTTAAATTGGCAATAACCTCTTGAATATGCTCAGCGGTTGTTGGCTCTATAGTTATCATTTATCACCAACTACAACCTCGGGAATAATACCAAGTACTGTAACCGGCAGCGGATTATCTTGTTGTACACACACTTGCCCATGCACATTATAGGAAGGGTCAATGATAAGCCGCATATCCCCGGTCACGAGGCCAGTTGACATACTCATTGTGTCGGTTGAGGATACATTCGGTAAAAAGGGAGTTAGGGTTGAGAATGTCGTTCCAACCTTTATACCGGCAGTATCTCTAACTCGGATGCTGGCTGCGGCGACGCGCTTTCGCTTGCCTTGCACAGTTTGCATCTCGTTACCCAAATCTAGCTGCATGGTCTGAAAACGAGCCGTATATGGCAGTCCTATTACTGCCCGCGTCACCGCCGAGGGTAACGTGATTGTACCACCAGTTACAAGAAACTGTCCCATAGGTACGCCGTCACCAAGTACAGATACATAAAAACTGTTCAAGTGAGCAAGCCCAGATATAACTGTCGCCGGCGCCCCGTTATATGCTAGTCCCGCATCCACACACCAGGTATCCGTAGCTTGGTCAAATTTCCGACTAGCGATCCGCTCTATCCATCGGGTATCGGGGCCGCGACGAACTGATACATACACCGCATCAAAGTCTTGTTCTTGTACAACCACCACCGACTCAAACGTCCCTTGAGTATGATGATGTGCCCACCCAATAACCTCCTGTTCCCTCACATAGGTCAGCGATAATAGAACTCCATCCTCCCGAACCGCCCACAGTATTCTGTGCGGGGTGTGTTGGTAATCCCACTGTATAATCGTGTGAGGATAGAACAAATGACTCGCAAGCACCGTCAGGTCTGACCCCTCATAGATGTTCACAAATAGGTTGTACGCAAGGTCTTGTACAGCCGAACCTGGGTCTTGTACATATAGAATATTTTTGTTGATAACTACGGGGCGAACCCGGTTCGCCCCAAAATACGATTGTGGCACAACGACAACTGAACTTGGCGTAATCGCCGAGGGATTCTGCGCCGAACTCGAGCCGCCCGTCAACTGCTGTATACCCGAATTGGTAAATATCACCAAGCCGCCAGGCATAGGTATCATGTGTAATATAGTGTTTATCTCATCCGCAGCTATAACAAATGTAAAGGCGTCATCATCTGCTACAGGGTTGCTTCGATTAAAGTTGTTGTAAAACCCAGTTTTTGAACCAAAAACTCCAGTTGGATGTGAGGTTGTCCCTGCTACAATTAACCGCTGTTGATTGTACGCAACCGTCGTAGGATTCTCAACCGGAGCCCCAATAGTGAAAGTTGCCGTAACGCTGGTTCCACCAACCCCAGTCAAAACTGGTGCTGTATAACCCTCACCCGCGGTCACGATAAATACATCAACTATAGAGCCGAGGGCTCCCAGCTCGGTCGTATTAAGTATAGCTAGAACAACTGCTCCAGTTCCAGTCGGATCGTCCACCCATATATCAGTAGTACCAACCGGCCAATCTGCGCTCGATGACGTGACAGCTATATTCGTTATCTGGCGAGGTGAAAAGGGATCAGTGTGTAGCGGCGGGGCTTTAGTGAAGTCTGGCACAATATTACTGTCAAGAAACATATTCCCGTAAGCCATCCCGCAAAAACCGAAGGACGATGAATACGGCGGCACCTGTCCGGAGTACCCCGGCACCGTTTTGTATACGTTGTAATAGACTGCGTTAGGAACAACATCCCAAGTTAAGGTGACCGAGCCGGGCGTGTTAGCCATATCAATCCCGGTCACCAGCGCAAAGTAATTTATCGTCGCACCAAACCCGGCGAGAGTACTGCGAGCCATCTCGCTTTCTTCGCCGTTAGCATCCACCGCTGTTGCAACGTACAGATAAGTTGTATTCTGCGGATCAGTCGAGCTCGCAGGTAGCCCAGTTATAGTTGCTGCCATATGTGGTGGCGGATCAACAGATGCTCCAATTATTGGTTCAGCCAATAGCCAGTTTGTCTCCCCAAGTCGGCTAAGAATTAACCGCGGATGGTTCGGGTGTGTTATCTGCAATATATCTGCGGACTGTGCAAACTTCAAGTCGGGCAATTCCAAGGCAGTATAAGGTGTCCCGAGTGAATAATCGGTCCCTCCGCTTTGAATAAACCCAGCGTTACTCCCATTATAATGATTAAGCACACCACCCGGATTTCGCACAAACTTCAACAGGTGATCGCTAAACACTAGCACATATTGCTGCGTCGAGGAAAAGACAAATTTGTACAGCCATGTAAACCCAGAAGTAACCCCGAGATACTGTGTTCCGGGGCGCGATGCTACTCCACCTTTGAAATCGACAAACATATTCTCGAGAAGTGCTGCCCCAACATGATACTTCGCGAGGTCAACGCGAGCCGCCAGGCCGGGCGACAATTCGCCCGCAGCAAACGACGGTAGAATGACGTTGTTAGCCATTAAACTGAGAATAACGGCCCATAGGAGGGATTTTGCCACGTCGCCGGGGTCATCGAACTGACTCCCCGGACCTGTAACCAGTCTGGAACATGTTCATACGTTGTTAAGCCCTCGTTACCATCCCGTACTCTCGCAGTTAAAATCGCGTCGTTAGCGTCTTTTAGCTTCGCAGTGTAAATTGCGCGATCACCCAATAGCGCCAACGCTAACTTAGCTTCAAGAGCCAGCATAAGAGCATCGGCAAACAAGGAGTCGTAGAGGGCGATTGTCACAGGCCCCGTATAATCTGCTATAGCATTCTGCGCATTAGTCAGAATTACACGAATACCCGGGGGGTGTGGAACAAAATTAGCAGTGAAAGCAAAACCACTTCCAGTTCCGGTAGTTGATGCCTGGGACAACTCCGATCCCCCATTCGTAACAAACGAGCCGCCGTACATAATGTTGGCGAGTAGTATTCGCCCCATATCATCAACCTGCGTCGGCTGTATTATAGGCAGTCGTCCACAAATCGCCCCGGTTTGCACCATCTCTATATAATCACCACCGGCATATCCAATACCCTGGTTTGTTATAGTTATTGCACTAATTGTGCTGTTAAATTGCAGAACATTACCTACCCGGTCGTAAGTGTCGAAACCAACATCGAACGGTATATAAGCACTCCCGGAAATTATACGACGGAATTGTAGAATCCCTCCGGTAGGATGTATATAGGAATACAACCAGCCGGGCGTCGGGTCACGGACACTCCACAAATGACCCGCCGTTGGAATAGTCGGGTTTTCGGGTGTGCCGGGCGCAGCCTTCCACAGCGTCAGAATATCAGAAATACTGGCGAAATTCCAATGGGCGGCGCGCAGTATCTGATCACGGGTATCGTAAAAAAACAGGTTACAGTAGTAAGCCTCCTGCGAGCCGTCCGGCGGGTCGAGCGAGGTTATCGTCGAGCGCGTGCCAAGCTCGCCTAACGCTCGCTTACAGAACAGTAACCTGTCTTCAGCTTCAGCCATTATTTCTTATCCGCGCCCATAGTCATAGGGAGATCATCAATCGGAGATAGTGTTTCCCCTGTCCGCTCCCGCTCCTTAGCAATCGCGACGCGCCCCTCCTCGTCAAGCGCCTCCATCTCCACCGTTGGCGGCCGGGTCCACTTATGTTCCGTGCCATCCCCAACCAGCGTGTCCGGTTCGAGCAGCTTATCCTCTTCCGAGAAATGCTGCGCTAGCAGCTTGTATTTAGCCACGGCGCGGAACTCCCCCTGTTGTAGTATCGTGCCCGCGCCGAGCAGCTTCCTCCTTCTCTTTAGCTTCCTCTCTTTCCTTAGCTTCTTTGGCCTCTTTCGCCCTTTTATCTTCCTCTTCCTTCAAGGTGTCTTGCGGGGGCGGTGGTGGTGTTAATGGAGGAGGTTCTACGTGGGTCGCTGCTCCAAGTGGCGAGCCAATCGGCTGGCGATCCTCGCTGGCTTTGTCCCGATCTTCTACAGCCTTCTTAGCCGCGGTATCCAGCGGTTCCATATGATGGCCGGGCACCCCATCCCACTCAAACTCAAACCCCGGTTCACGCCGCACATCGTCAATGATCGCCGGCGCGACAAGTCTGTATTTTGCCATTACGTTGCTGTCCTTTCTTCTCCGAGGGTAGGTCCATCATCAACGTAGTATGTCACCGGGGTGGTAACATACCCCGAATACTTGCGTATCTGGCCCAAGGTAGGGCCGGCATCAACAAAATGCACAAGTGAACCACTTGCTTGCGGCGAGGTTGTAGTTGTCTGCGTTCCGTCATTCGCCTCTACGATGTAGCGTTTCGCTGTGGCTACTACATCAGTAAATCCAGATGTAAACCCGGATGGCACTACGCCGGTAAAAGCGCTGGCACCGAAATTAGCGGTAATTGCATCCCCACCTTGCCCCGTCATAGTCGGGAACCGCGAACCAGCAATTACGCTTATGCTTATCCCGTCAACTCCAGTTGCAGGATTAGCCGTACCGCTGCCGTTCCAGCTACCGGCTGGTGCAACGCGGAACCAGATCAATTGTCCCGAAAAATCAACCGCAATTCCGATCACACTACTTGCAGCAATCTGCCCTAAAGCACCCCCTGACGAACTGCCATTTACGAAAATATTACCGGCAAGTCTAGTTAAAATACAGGTGCCAGCCGCAGGTGCCGTTAGACTCCCCGACGACAAAGAAATTCCACATGCTATAGTGTTGGAGTTCAGTGTCGTATAGGTATACTCCCAATAGTACTTCCCCGAATTAAGAGAGTGGGCTCCGCGCACCCCGCCATTGCCACCACCGACAGTAGCTCGCAGATTGCCGAGCGAGAGGGTAACCCCAGAAAGATCAAGCGGGTTCCAAGTCGTGAATGCCATCAGATTGCCATCTTTTCTTCGCCCAGTGTTGGGCCGTTTTCGACAAAGTACGTCACCGGGGTGGTAACATATCCGGAGTATTGGCGAAGCATCCCAAGCGTCGGCCCCGCATCAACAAAGTGGACAAGCGTTCCAGACGCCTGCGTGGAAGCCGATGTTGTACGGCTTCCATCGTTGGCCTCCACCACATAGAGTTTAGGCATTACAGTACCTCCGTGGGTGGGCCGTCGGCCCACCCACTTAGAGTCTAGTTAGCGATCACGATACCAGGCGGGTATGCAATCTGGTCGTGGCGATCCAGTGCGAGGAACCCAAACATACGCCCCGCAGTGAACACTCCAACCGAGGCATACCCAAGCCGCAAGTACCGCGGCAGTGCCATCGTCGCCCCTGGCCGATCCATCATGGCTCCCGCAATCCGGGGCCAGTCCAGATCGCACAGATGCGTGCCAATCAAGAGGTTGGCAGTAAGGATGGTCGGCCCTGTGGCAAGTGTAACCCACGTCGAGTTATCTACCGACGCCTGGGCGCTAACAGTCACACTCGTACCACCAACCCCGGCGACACTAACTACGCAAATGATCTTGAGCGCCGGGTTGTCGCCGATACCCATATCCCGGGCATTCTGGAGATCAATCACGTTGTTAGACGTAGTGATCGCGGCGAGCATGGGATCGTCGCCCATACCGGCAGTGCCTTGGCCAGTGCCCGTCCCTGGCGTTGCTATCCCGGCAATGCCGGAGAATTGAAGCAATCCATCGAGGATCATCGAAGTATCCTTTCAATCAGACGATGCGGGCTTCGGTGTTGAGGATCGCGTCAACGCTCCTCACCGGAATGCCGCGGAACATAGTGACGGTGTGCCCCTCAAACTGCATCATGTCGAGCAAGACATTCGTCTTGTTCATCGCTTGCAGGTCGAGATACGTGCTAACGACCCGGTTGCAATAAATTGCAACTCGGCCCATCGGCCCGCTAATCGTGGGGGCGTCCGAGGTCGTCACCGGGTTATACCGCGTTGAGCCAGTTGGCAACCGCCGCAGCCCCCGCACGATGCCGTTGATCAGGTTCGCCGCATTCACGCTATTGAGCAGGGCCACATCAATGTTCGCAAGGCGAACAACGTACCGCCAATCCCTCAGCGAGAACCCGAGTTCCCACTTGTAGTGATCCCGGTACGCCATGTACAGCCCTCCGTTCGCATCGGTGACTGGCCACTCCCCCATGTCCTTGTGGCTGAGCCCGGTCGTTTTCCCCTTCGGGAAAATTCCGTGTGCAGTGTCTGCGCCCCAGCACACAATCCACAGCGAGGTATTGGTTGAACCAGTACCTCCCATATCGATGACATTCGCCGCGGTCTGTGCCGTGGCGATATTTACCGAGTTGTAGCGTGGAGCCAACCCATGGAACCGCTCGGGGTTAACCCCAAGGTTTCCATAAATCAACGTCTGAGCCATCTGCTGCGACATCGCCTCGAGAAATGCTCGAGTTTCGCTAAGGCGAAACTCCGCGGAGTTCCCGTTGAGGTCCGCAAGATCCTTGTCGATGTCCGAGAAGGCTTCAAGGTTGCCACAGGTATCAACGACTTGGGCGGTCGTTGACTTAGACTTCTGGACGCCGTAGTTCAGCAGGCGCCAGGACGCAGTGGGAAGCCCAGTCCGCACTGTGGTCTTGTGCCCGGTTGGCAGGTTGCCCTCAACGATAAGCATGTCGTCAAGGATCTCGTTGCTTTGTGAAAGCAACTCGACGATCGCCGCGGTCTTGTAGTCGTCTTCGACGCGCTTGGCCCAGTCTGCTAGGGTAAGCGCGGTTGAGGATAGCGTAGCCATGCTTTATCTCTCCGCATTAAGGTTTGGGTACATCACTTCGGCGAGAGACCGGGGAGTTCTGCGTGACGGGGCGTCCCCAGTAACCGGCCCGCCCTCGGTTAGAGCCTTCGCCCACCGATACAGGGTACGAACCGCCGCCGGGTTATCTCCGATGCCAGTTATCTCCAATGCCTCACGAAACTTAGGATCGGTCAAATCCGGGTTATCGAGAACTTTTGCAACTGTTCTCTTAACTTCATCCAAATTTGATCCGCCCACCTCTCGATCCGCCTTTACTTCCGTAACCCAACCCTCTCGAGTGGTCTTCCAGGCCTCCAAGTTCTTCGTTTCTTGGGTGCTTGCGACGGAGTGATAAAGGTCCATCAGCGAAGTCGCTGTGGCATGGGACATACCAGACGACTTTGCGATCTCACTAAACTTCCCGAATGTCTCGGGATCTAGCGTTAATCCCTCTGGTGGTTTGAACGTTTCTGGGTCGAATGGAGGCTCCGCCGGGACAGCCTCTGGCTTTGGCTCGGCTTCCGCCGCTGCCAACAGCGTTTCCGCCTTCGGGGTTTCGACGGCCTCTGGACTTGGGGTTGCCGCCGCCACCTCAGGAGTAGAACCCGCAGCGCCCTCTTGATTTGGGTAAATCGTTTCAGCCGTTGACGCTTGCGCTTTATCCGACATCGCCACCCTCTCTCATCATCTCCAGATACCGCTCCGGGCAGGCCACTGCAAGCGAGGCCACCAATTTCAAGCCAACATTGCGCTCACCCTCGTGGTATGCCATCGTCATAGCATTCGAGGAGAACGAGGTCTCATATATGTGACACCCAGCCAACAACTCAAACATCCAGCCACGGCCCGCCTTCGATCCCATAATATTCCTTAACACAGTCGTTTTAATCGCTTCACGACCTTTGGCGCTCCGTGCCAACTCCTTAACATTCTCGGGATCTCCAAGATCTAGTGGTTGGTCACTCATGAGCCATATCTACCCACACGCGCGTTTTGGGTACGGTGTACCCCAACCCCAGCCACGCCGACAACCCCATTCCACGGCCACGGCATCGCCCCGCGTGGCCATTCAAATGGCCGCATCATCGCACGTTCCACGGTTTCATCCTTAACAGTGTGCTCGGCTCGAGCACACTCCAATCTCCCTCAAATCGTACAGCCCGGTCATCGATAGTCATAAACGCGGCTGGCTTCTCATGAGCAAACTCAAACGCTGGAAGCGGCCCAAATCCCCCACGAGCCCGCCAATCTCGAAACTCCCCTGTCAACCATCTCTTCATCGCCGCGATCCCCTCTGGGGTCCGCGACCGGGACGAATATACGACAAGCCTAAATACCTTATCCGCTTTAATGGCCCATTCAAAGAATCCCTCAGTCGGCGGATCCGGGATTAAGTCCGTGGCCTGCCACCGCGTCGTATAGCTGTGGATCACCCCATCAAAGTCCAAGCAAAGGATCGGTTTACTTTTCATGGGGTAGGCTCCGTCCCAAGCATCCCCGATAGGGCAGATGCGCCGCCGCCAATCGGAGTCTCACTAAGAACTTTGGCTCCCTGTACTGCCGCACCAAGTTGTTGCATCATCGCGGCCTGTTGTTCTTGCGCCGCCCTCGATTGCCGCACAGCATCTCGCTCTTCATCGGTCCTCAGTATTCGGGGATCAGCCCCAAGCTGCTCATTGTACACATGGATAGTGCGATCAAGATCGTAGTTATCCAGAACAGTATGGTCAACCGCAACCAAATTTCCACCAAATGCTACCGATTTCTCAATGGCGGTCGTCTCGGCCGCTCGCATAGCCATCGCAAACGGGCTAATATACCGGATCGCCACAAACCGGCCCTGTGCTTCGGGCGGCGGCGGCGGCAACAAATTAGCCCGGCGCATAATTGACCAAGTTCGTTCGATCGCCGGGGCCAGCGCCTCATTATCAAGTCTTTTGATGACGGGCAGCATGACAAGTTTTTCTTCGACGCGGGCATGAATTTCTGATGCGGTTCGTACAGTGTCAAGGTTGGAAATGTCGGTGAACAGGTTATTAAAGTATGTTCGCCGGATACGCTCTTGAATTTCTTGAATGTCTTGCTTCATCTCGGCGATCGGCGGCATTACGGTAAAAATAGGCTCAAGTCCCGGGCGCTCCCGCCCAAGCGAGTTGACATAGGTAATGCCACCAGGGAGCATTGAGGCTGGCTGGTTTTTCAGTTGAACATCCGCTTTGAGCGGCGGGTTAACCATCTTATCAATCGCCTCGCCTTTCCGCTTAGTCTCTTGTTGTAATTGTCTGTTATCTCCATAGGCATCCATACCCGGCGACCGCCCATAGGGATCATTACCAATAACATCCCACCTCGGGACGAGGCCCGGAAACTCTTCATAGCCCTTCTTCCTCAGCAACAGGTCTTGGCTCGATCCCCACTCCCAATAGCACTCCCGGAACTTAAACCGCTTCGGCACACCATACATATTGTCGCTGTTAGGCTCAATTGCGTGCGCGACTACATGCTCGAGCGTGAGCGAGACGCCGCCCTCCTTATAGAGCCGCTGAATACCCTGTGAACAGTTTTCTTCGCCAAATTCCTCAACAATTTGGGCCGTAGTCATCACAAACCGGCGATAAAATATTGTCACTCGAAACTTGTTGTCAACATCAATAAAGAACTCCCCCAAACAGGGGTTGAAACATCGTATAACGTCGTCGAAATCCTCATAGATGAGAACCGCAGCCGTCCCAAACACAACCAGATCAAAGTACATCACCGCCATAGAATTGTAGAAGTTTGACTCTTGAAAAACTGTTGCCATACGCCGCTGACACTCGGCCAACCACAGCACCACATCCGAACCCACGTCCGTAAATCCATCAATCTCAAACTTAAACCACGGCGTCGCCGGGTTTGTCAGGCCCGAAAGTAGGCCACTCGTAAGAGTGCGAGCGGCCAGCATAGAAGTGCTATCAATAATCGCCGAGTTAAGTGGAGATCCTCGACTCGCCTCATTCGGCGTGACGAGCCACTTATAGCGCCGGGGCAGCGTGTAAGTCGCAAGAAGCCGCCAATGAACCCACCACGAGTGTCGATTGTTCTCGAGACCGCTCATGCGGCCCTCGACCTTCTTACGGATCTCCATGTTCGAACTCGAAGACGAATTCGAACTTTGGGCGGGTGTGGTGGAGTAGCTACGCACCTAGAAGCGCCTTCTTACTGGTTGAAAATCCTTCAGTCGTACCCATCGGCGAAGTCAGGATTGTTGAAGACAATCCACCAACCGGCGCAAGTCGGCGACCTTGCGCCGCCGACGCACTTGCAAAGGTCGGCGGGTTCGGCGGTGGGGGCGGAGGTGGAGGTGGGGGAGGAGGTCTCGAGCTGCCACCACCGCCGCCACCAAATATAAAGCCCATTAGGTTTCCTCACTCATTTCCAGTAGGTCCAAACGCCGACACAGCGAAACTGCAAAGCCGCGCCCGGTCCATAAGCAGATGTTGGCGCCCCCAAAACCACATCACCTGCATTGTCCTGCACCGATAAAGAAGTCACCGGATTACGAAATCCAACCTCTAGCAATCCATCCGTACACGGCGGCAGTCGCAGTATAAGCGACGCGAAGGTCGTGACATTATCAATGTAATACGGACCCATAGTTAAAAGATTTACGGTATCTCCAGACCCCGGGGTTAGTACTACGACCATATCGACCTCGGCGGAGATGTGTATATATTCCGTATATTCCGTTGTGGAACTATCATACACCAGAGATACAGACCCACGCCCAAACCTCGAGTCCGTGTATAGAAGTCGATCCATTTACAGTACCACAGTTGCTCATGCAGCAGGGCCAACAGGAGGGCGAGGCTGCGTGGCATCGTCATGGCGAGCTAAGCGTGGCGCTGCATTGAATTGCTGAAGCCGCCGCTGCCGCGCTGGCCACAATCTTCCACGAATTACGCGCGCCAACAGGCACAACCGCGGTGCGGGTTGGATCTGTGCACGTGCGACCCGCTCCGGTGATCGTGCAGCCAAAGGCCGCGTCCGCAAGGTTCGGTCTTGCGGTGACAACCTGCGTTTCGGCCCCCCCGGGAGGCCCGCTATTTATACATGTGAGGTTAGACAGCCTGCCTTGCTGGGTAGAAACCCACGCGATCACGCCCTCGGCTGCATTTAAGCCGGCGCCATTGCCCATAAACACAGTAGAGCCCGCCGCCACGGTGGCGTTAGTGGCGAACCCGATATCTTGCCGCCTGGCGATTTGAGTAGCGGCAACGCCACTCGCGAAGATAACGCCAGGGCAAACATCGGTACGGAGATACGCCGCGTCGCTATCGAAAAGGAAATCCGTCAAGCCGAAATCGCTGGAACAAAATTGCGCCGTCGCGGCGTTGGCGGTGCCGTCGTTAACAACCATTATCGCACCAACCGCCGGCCTCTCCTTCAGGCTCGCCGAGTTGACCACACGCGCCTTGCCTTGCCGGACGGCAACGGTCGGAATACCATCGGCGGGCTGGCGCAGCCACAAACTCTCTACCGTATTGGCAAATTGCGGCGAGACCGTTGTGTCAAACACCACACCGTAGGTAATAAAGGGACCAGACCATTTACTGTTATGGGAGTCACCCCGGAACCAAACTCCGACCGATGTTGGGTTTTGTTCTGCGGTAACGCCATCCGTTGCCGCATTGACAATACTGCTGCCGTGAAAACCGTTCAGGTCGAACCCGATTGCATAATTAAAACTAAACAACGTGTCGCCAGTGGTATAGTCCACATTGTTAAAATTGAAGGCGGTGCCAGAACGATAGGTGAGGTCAAGGTACACATTGCCGCCGGCCCCGCCAAACGCACCATTGGCAAAGGCCAGTGTGTCGGCCGCGCCGGTCCCCGTGGCAGCGGCGCTCAGATAAACGTAGACGCCCGAAACGTAGCTCACGGTCGCTGCCGGGATGTTGCCGCCGGTCGTCGTGTCGGTCACCGCCTGCCCCCGCCGGATCGAAGGGTTGGGTGCCGTCAAGACGACAACATTCGATCCGGCTGTTACCTTTGCCGTCGCAGTAGGCGCCGAAACCAGATTAGTGCAGTCGAGCGTCGTAGCGTTGATTATCGTCGCCGTGCATTTGCTATTGGCTCCGGTATACCCCGGCACCAGCGACACAAAGACAACGTCGTTGCTCAGAAAAGCCGCAGTCGAGCCTACTGTCAGCCTGATATTGCCGGAACCGTTATCCGCCGCGCCGGTTACGGTCGTCGTCGGGTTAGCCATCCCGCCGGGCACCAGATACGGCCAGAACTCCACATCACGCAGCGCGTTCTTGTCGTGAGAATTTTGGATCGCTATACCGTTGGTACAATCCCCGGCGAAGTTGGTGATGTCGTACTGATCGCCAGCCGGCGACGACAGGCAGGTAGCGAAACCAAGCACCTGCACATCACGCAGAACGACCCCCGGCGTCGCCAGGACTATGGCCGTCCCGGTATACATCCCAGCATAAGGCGCTACCCCGGTAACCATCTGGTAGACGGCGCGAGCGTTCGCCGGCAAGGACCAATTTTTGTTGAGCACAAGGACGCCCCGCATCAACGTGCCATTAGGCTTAGGTTGCGCGCCGTGCCCGAATGTTATTGGGTAGATGGGGTTCAACAACAAAACCGACGTATCGGCCGCGTAACTTCCTGTGCTAATGCGATGCGGGACATAGTTCCCGACAATCGGGCAGTTGCCCAGGATGATGAGACTGGCGCTGTCGATCAGAAGCCGCGCCCCGGTAATGTCGATGACGCCGCCGCCGGCCGCCACACAATCGGCCTGGGATGCCTGGATCGCTGTCGTGGCGTCCGTTGCCCCGGTCGGGTCGGCACCGTGGTCCTTGACCGGGCTGAAGCTCCGAATGCCGAGATTAGTCCGCGCCTCCGGCAGCTTGGCGTTGCTGCCGTCCTGGTACATGTCCGCCGCCGCCGGGCTCGCCAGCAGAAGCAGCAGAAGCGCAATGAGGCGCCGCATTCAGAAGCCCCAGAACGAGCGCTGGTTGCTTACCAGCGCCGCCCGCTCACCCGCCGTCAGGACGTAGTTGTCCCAGATCATCGCCTCAACCACCCGGCAAACTGCTGTTGCCCCAGCCAGGATACCCATCTGGCCGGCCGCCACGTTGGTGCCGCCCGTACTGTTCGATGTCTCGACCCCGTCGATACTCATAATTGAAGACGACGCCCCGGCAATGATGCCGAGCCCCGCATGCCAAACATTGTCCGCCGCCCCAGACGCCGTATTGATGGTCACCGCGCCGGACTGCAGCACCCACTGCCCCGTCGCCGACAGAATGCGAGTGCCGTTATTCGTCCGAATGTATGTGCAATTGCCGGTGCCGCCGCCGGCTAACCGCGTCACGGCACTCATTGTCACCGTGCCGGTGGCCGGCGTGAACCCTGACGCCGTGACGATAAGCTCGCCGGCACTAGTTGTTTGCAGACACGGCAGCGAGTTCACACAGTCAAACACCAAGCCCGGCTGAGTTGCCGGCGTGGCCTGCACCAGATGCCTGGAATTGCCGGACTGATCGTAAAATGTCCTGACGAAACACGTCGTCGCATTGCAGTGCGCCACCGCCGCCGCCGTATCTATCGGCGCCCCGGTGAAGCCGGTGAAACCCAGGAAAGCGATGTCGGTTTCGAGATTGTCGCTGGCTCTGCGGATGCGGATCGCCGGGCCGGCGTAGGCCGAGCGTAACTTGCGGAAAGAGTACGCGCCGGAGGGGCTGGAGAAGGTGTCCAGCGGCAGCGGCGTCCAGTAGTTCCGCTGGTTCGCCTGCAACGCAGTCCTCTCGTCGGCGGTCAGCGCGTAATTGTCCCAAAACACCGCCTCGACACTATCACAATTGGTGGCGGACCCGCCGCTCAAACCAGGAACACCGGCAGCGACACTGCCAGTGACACTGCCGGTGACGGCAACGCCATCAACCGTGAGATTGCTGGCGGCGCCATTGACCACCCCACTAACGACGTGCCACGCCGCCTCCGCCTGCGGCGCCACAACGGTGCCGCCACCGCCGGCGAGTGTGTAAGACGCGGTTGTGGCGGTAAAGTACAGGCGGTTGCCCCCCGTAACCTGACTAACCGCCAGACAGGAGGTCGTGCCGCTAAACCGGCGCGACACACTGCTAAGGCTGGCCACCCCCGTGGCCGGCGTCAGAGTAGCTCCCTGAAGCACCGTGCCGCCGCCAAAAAAGCGCAAGCACGGCAACTCTCCGATACAGGAGAAAAACACCGCCGGCCCGGCTGCCGAAGGAGCCAGATCTCTGGCGTTACCCGACTGGTCATACCACTTTACGGCAGTACAGGTGGTGGCGGCGCAGTGCGCCACGGCAACAGCCGCGTTAAAGTCACCCGCTGCGGTAAACCCGATGTCCAACTCACCGCTATCCGATGCCCGGCGAATACGCATCGCACTGCCGGCATAATCGCTCTTCAACTTCCGAAACGAATACGCCCCCAACGGCTGGCTGAACCCGTCCAGCGGCGCCCCGCCTCTGGCTCGCGTCACGACATCTTCCAGCCCTAAACCAGAGCCCAAGCCCTGCGCCAACGCAGGCGCAGTGACAGTAGCCAGAAGGCAGGCAAGCAAGAGGCGACGTCCTACCATAGGCCGACGATGCCCGTGCAGGTCGTATTAGTCGCCATCACTCGCTTCACTCGTAGCGGCATAAAGGCGCCGGCTGCCACCCCCGCCAGCGTTACCGCCGCAGTGTCATCTGCCAGAATCACCGCCAGATTGCAGGCTGTGCCGCCGCCGTAGATCCCGCGGGTCGGCCCGAGCGTCAGGTCCACCGTGTCCGAGGGAGTTACTGCCAGCGCCTTACGCCCCTGATTGATAACCTCGCCCGGCGGTCCTACCTGCGCCCACGCCGCAGTGGCCACAAGCAAAAACCCCACAATTAGCAGAAAGGTTTTCATGTCATGCTGCCTCCGCAGCAAATGGATCGTACTCAAACTCGACCGGCTTAAAGTTGCGGTCACGCTCCAACTCGCGGGGCAGCACCGGCCACGCGAACGTCAGCGCAAGCGCATCCGCAATATCAGGCGAGCTTGCACCGCGCTTCTTCATGTCCGCCTTAGACTCCAGTTGGATTTCGTCCCGGGCGTTGAAGCCGTATTGCGTTGCAGTAAGTTGTGCCGCAAACTCGGTGTCATCGGGGATCGCTCCAACCTTGATCCACTCGCGCATCAGTCCCCAAATCTCGGCCCGCTTGTTCGCGTATTTGGAAGGGTCAATTGTAAAATCGGCCCGGTCGGGCTTGGCTCCAAACTGTACTTCAAGAACGGGCACGCCAAGTTGGCGGCATCGGTCCACGACACCCCCACCCACACCTCCTCCATCGACAAAGATGGCGTCTGCTCGAGTAGAGCCATGCAATTCCGCAATGCGCGATGCGAGTTGCATCGTGTCCAATCCACGGAACCGCAGTGGGGACAGGCTGCGGCCGTCCCGCCCGCGCCGTTGGTATATGACTGACTCGTCATCGCCGAACCTCGCCACATCCACTCCTAGAATCAGCGGATCATGTGCAAACGATTGAGCCTCGCGCATAGCCGCCGCCGCCACGCTATCACTATCGATAAACTGTACAGTACCAACCCGAGGAAATGCGCCAAGAACTCGGACCCGAACGAAATCATGATCAACCCCATAGTCTGTGATCCACCTTTGGATTTCAGACTTGTCTGTGAAGGAAACATCCCGGCTGTCCACTGTGCGGGACCGCCACCGATGGGCAAACTGACCGCCGGGGAAGCACTTCTTGAACCGTGTGTCATTGCGAGTTGGATTCCCAAATACCGCCCAAATGATCTCAGTATTCGCGTCCGTCAGGGCACCCTGCGTCGTTTCCCAAATCGGCTCGGGGATGGCTGAAGCCTCATCAAATAACACTAAAATTCGGCGGCCCTGGTTATGCAGGCCCGCAAACGCCTCCGTATTGTGCTCCGACCAGGGTACCATATCAATGCGCCAAGTTTTTATGTGGTCGGGGTCGCGCGAAAAAATCGAAGTGGCCTCAAGTTTGAAGAACTCTCGTCCTATAAACAGGCGATACCACTTCGCAAGTTCCGCCCACGTCTTCGTTTTCAACTGTGTCTCGGTATTAGCCGTGACCACCCCCCGCGTATCCGAGCAGGTCGAAATTGCCCACAGGATAATCCAGGCCACCAACGCCGACTTCCCTACGCCGTGGCCGGAGGCCGTTGCCTCGAGTAGTGCTTTGTCGGGGGAAACCCCGGCCAAATCGCGCAGGAATTTTTCTTGCCACGGCTCCGGCCCGGCACAGCCCCGCAGTTCGCCTTCGCCCCACGGGAAGGCATACCGCACAAACCCAAGCGGATCGCGAGTAAAGCTCGCAAGATCGGCTAGGATTTCGTCTTCATTGTTTACTTGCCGCGCCAACATCTAGTTTGTCTCACACACCTTATGTATACTCCGGCGAGCCGACATAGTGATATATCGGCTGGTTTTCTGCCAGCGGCCGCGGGATAGGTGGGTCGTCAAGCGGCGTCCCCTCCGGCGGGTACATTCCGTAGGGCCACGGATACCGACCCCACACCAACAGCTTCGCATACGCAACCGCAGCTCGCCCTTCGTCGTCGAGCCCCTCCATAAACGGTGTGGCCTGATAACCCGCCGGGGCCGGGTCCAGCACAGTGCCCCGTGGGCACCACCTATCTTCGACGATATGCGGGGCAAGAAGTTTGAGTTTCATGGGCAGGTCGCCTTCTTGTACAGAATCCCGGCGGCATCAATACACACTGTGAGCCCGCCGCCGCCCGCCGAGGTCGGCAGCGTATTCATCTGAATAGATGCGCCCAGAATTGTGGTTGTCGCGCTGGCGTTGCTGTAGGTCTGTGTCGTAAATTCGGTGGCAGCTCCTACCCCAAAATTAGTGCCAATACCCTGCATTACAATCCGCTCATTGATCGTAAAACCACCCGTATCTTGTACCGAAAACCGACCACTGCCACCAAGGATCGAGACCGCCCTGCTCAGGGAATTGCCCGAAAATATCTCAATGCCGCCGGCCTCACTACCTGTCATAATAACACTGCCATCCGTCCCGGTTGAGGTCTTATACGCAAAATATATATCCTGAGATTTTATGCTTGTTCCACTAGGCTCCTTTGGGCCAATCCCAGCGAAT